TGTATGGCCCCACTCATTATGGGTGGAGGAGGTGCTACTATTGTAGGGTTCCATTTGGGGGGAAAAACTAATTCCCCCACCGGAGTCTCTGGCACTTTATTGTTGCCTGAGGCGGTTGAATTTCTCCAGAAGCTCGCCGCCAAACCAGGAGTACTCCTTCCTTTCTCTGAGGGAACTATGCAGTCAGAACTGTATGGTAAGAACTTTCTTACTGCCTCGGATGTACATTATAAGAGCCCAGTCAATTTCCTGGAGAACTCTAACATTCGAGTTTTTGGCTCGACCATTGGGCGCGCTACAGCGCATTCCGATGTGGTGACCACTGTCATTTCTGACAGCGTTGCCGCCGTGTGTGGAGTTCCCCAGAAATGGGGCCCGCCACAATTTGCTCCACGTGACTCACAAGGTCGCACGGAGCGCTGGAAGCCTTGGCAGGCTACCTTGGAATACTCAGCCAATCCTTCGGTTGGTGTTCCCGGTAATCTAATTGCGAAAGCAGTGATCGATTACCAGCGACCACTTTTAGACTTGCTCGCCGACAAACAGTTGGCAGAGACAATTAGACCTCTTACTCGTATGGAGGTCTTGACAGGTAAGGACGGTGTCAGATTTATTGACAAAATGTCCGCAAAAACTTCTGTTGGTTTTCCACTTTGTGGACCAAAATCTCAGTATCTTACCATACTGGATCCAGCAGATTTCCCTGATGTTACTTTTCCCGTTGAATTAGATCAACAGTTTTGGGACGAGTACGAGCGAGTTGAACAAGTGTACTTGTCAGGAGAACGCGCTTATCCCGTGTTCAAGGCGTGTCTTAAGGACGAGCCCACATCTCTTGACAAGGAGAAGGTGCGTGTATTTCAAAGCGCACCCCTCGTTTTGCAACTCTTTATTCGAAGGTATTACCTTCCAATTGCAAGACTATTGTCGCTATATCCTCTCTTGTCCGAGTGTGCAGTAGGTTTGAACGCACAAGGACCGGAGTGGGAACAATTTCAGGCCCACATTACAAAATATGGTAAAGACCGTATTTTGGCTGGTGATTATAGCAAGTATGACTTGCGCATGCCAGTTCAATGTACCCTTTCCGCTTTCAGTATCTTGATCACGATAGCTGAAGCCACGGGGAATTATAGTCCAGGAGATCTGGCTATTATGCGGGGTATTGCCACTGATGTGTGCTATCCCGTTATGGCGTACGACGGTACGCTCATTCAATTGATTGGATCTAATCCCTCTGGACAGAACCTGACTGTCTATATCAATTCGATCGTTAACTCCCTACTAGTTCGGGCTGGCTTTTATAGTATTTACCCCAATACTACGCTCGGCTTTCGGGATGTTTGTGCCATAGGCACATATGGTGACGATGTTAAGGGCTCTGTCAAGATAAATTATGACGAGTTCAATCACATTACTTTCGCAGATTTTCTAGCGAAGTATGACATGAAGTTTACCATGCCTGACAAAGAGTCAACCCCTGTCCCGTATATGCGGGATGAGGATGCGGACTTCCTGAAGAGGAAGAACGTTTATAACCCAGAAGTTAAGATGCACTTTGGCGCCTTGGATGAGAATTCTATCTTCAAGAGCCTACACGCCACACTTAGGTCCACAGCTATTTCCCCTAGGGAATTAGCCACAGGAAATATTGATGGCGCTCTACGCGAATGGTTTGCCCATGGTAGAGATATTTACGAAATGCGCCGTACACAAATGGCGCAGATCGCACAAGAGCACAAACTTCCGTGTACGGAAATTCACTTGGATTATGACAGTCAGTTAGCCAAGTGGAAGACCAAATATTTGGAACCTCAGAGCGGTCTTCAGCGAATGACTAAGCTCGAGAGGCAGACAAATGCCAATTTTGAACATGTAATTAATAATATACCACATACATTAGTGGCACGAGAAGCCCCAATACTCCTCCATGTAATTGCTGAGGTGGACTTGGTTTTCCGTGCCCATTCATTTCATCAACACTTTATATATGTAGAAATTAAGAACAGTAAACATAACCGTGCTAAAGGCCATGATCAGATTAAGAAAATTGTAAGAGCAATGGGGATCATGTCGCCTAATCATACGCACATAGGGGTTTATTGGGACCCTTGCGGGTTCCAGTGTGTTTCTATGTCGGGGAGACCTGACAGATTAGATTGGGACCCCCTCCCATTCGAAAAACCGTCGTGGAGAGGACGTTAAAACTCTTTACAGTTGGTAGTGCTGATTTACCGTTGCTTTGTACATAACAGGAATGCACCCAACTATATATTGACACCATTGTACATATATGTGTCCCCATTTGGTGATTTCAAGCCTTGAGTTTAGCTTGATGTCTATACCTTTTAAACTTTCCAATACCAATTTTCAAAAGACAGGAGACGCTTCTATGCAAAAGTTCTCCCTTTGTAATGTAGCTGACATTTTTCAGTTAGAGATGGATTTCTCGGATTTTCAAGCACAATCGGGCTTGGAGATGCAAAATTTTTCCGTTGCTGAGCCGGGTAAGGATTTGAAGTCGCAAATTGTGACATTTTCAGACCAAAACCCAGCTTATAGCTACACGGTGGACAGTGCTCCAGATTCTACTTATGGAGTTGCTGACATGGATGACGTTGGGCTTGAGAACTTTTTCTCACGTCCCATTAAAATTGCGTCTTACTCGTGGGGCACTGGTACAGTGCTCTTTGAGAGATTTAATCCATGGACCCTTTTCTTTGAAAATACCAGGGTTCTTAACCGTCTTAGTAACTATTCGTTGATGAGGTGCAAATTACACCTCAAGATTATTATCAACGGTAACGGCTTTCACTACGGACGTGCTCTTTGTTCGTATAATCCGCGCCCAAATGTCGACCAATTTACAGTCGATCGCGCATTTTTCACACAGGATCTAATTGCCGCTTCACAGCGGCCTCATTTTTATTTAGATCCTACAACATCTCAAGGAGGAGAAATGTTGCTCCCGTTTTTCTGGCAGTTTAATAACTTGTCCGTTCCTGATGAGGAATGGCGCCAGATGGGAGAGTGTATACTACAGAGCATGCAGCCTCTTAAGCATGCTAACGGTGCTACAGATCAAGTTACCGTAACTGTTTTCGCTTGGGCGGAAGATGTTGTTCTTTCCGCTCCTACCTCCACAGATCCAGGTTCTTTGGCCCCACAATCTGGATTTGAAGCACAATCAGGTATGATGGGTAAGGCTAATGACGAATATGGGCAAGGTCCCGTGTCTCGTCCAGCCTCCCTTATAGCCAAAGCTGCGGGTGCATTGCAGAATGCCCCAATGATTGGCTCATACGCTAAGGCCACACAAATGGCTGCTTCGGCAGTCGCTGGCGTGGCGTCCCTCTTTGGGATGTCGCGACCAGCTATTATCCAGGATATTGTCCCCTATAAACCACTTTATGTGGGTAATATGGCAAATACTAATGCCGGGGATACCTCGATGCGACTGACCATGGACAGTAAGCAAGAACTAACTATCGATCCGACTACCGTTGGACTGAATTCCATGGATGAGATGGCTATTGTGCCGCTCGCTATGCGCGAGTCTTATCTCACACAATTCCCCTGGGCTGTGGGAACACAACCAGAGGTACTCTTGTGGAATTGCAAGGTTTCGCCTGCCCTGTGGGATAGTAATCCAATTACTAATCCACCGGAAATTCATCTCACGCCAGCTGCGTGGGTTTCCCTCCCGTTTTATTATTGGAGGGGATCACAAGAGTTTAGGTTCCAGGTGGTAGCATCCAACTACCACAAGGGACGTATCAAGATTGTATACGATCCCTATTTTGATCAAGGTTCCGAGTATAACACTCAATACACCTATATCGTGGACATTGCTGAGAGCAAAGATTTCACTGTCAAAATTGGATGGGCCAGTAAATGGCCATACCTAACTATGGAGGGACCAGGTTCAACGACCGTGCCGTTTAGTACTACTAAATTGACAGGTCCCTTCACCAACCGTGCAAACGGTATGATCTCTGTTTACGTCGTCAACGACTTGACAGTGCCCAACTCAACCGTTAATAACGATGTCGCCGTTAATGTCTTTACCAAGATGTGCGACGACTTTGAAGTTGGAAACCCGGACTCTTCCACTCTCGAGGCATACTCGTGGAGATCATTGGAACCTCAGTCTGGGTTTGAGGATTATGAGCCTCAGTCTGGCATGGATACCCAGGCGGATGCGGAGGATACGGATCACCCTAGTGCTCCTGTTACAATGGAAACTCAAATGACCATTGCCGCACCCCTCTCGTGTACGGATCAAACACCTGATATTTTTCTAGGCGAAGCTGTTACCAGCATCAGGCAGATTCTTAAGCGTTACAATTACCACACCTCCATCTTTCAGACCGCAACTGGTTTGAGATTTCTGAAGGTTAAAAATAACAATATTCCCTATTATAGGGGGTTTGTACCCGGAGCTGTGGACTCCGCTGAGGACTTTAATTTCGCCCTCGCACCATACAATAGGTGCAAAATGACTACTTTGAACTGGTACTTACCGGCCTATGCAGGCTGGCGAGGATCCACCCGCTGGAAGTACGTCCGTGTGTGTGAGCGCACAAACCCCACAGCGGGAAACATTACATCTGCCACGTCAGCATTCTATATGAAATTGCGGCGTGATGCAGAGGCGGAGACTGGATATTCTATTACCACTCCCGTCTACGGTCTTAATGCTATTAACCAGAATACAGGCCGTGCAAACTGCCTATCCCAGAAGTTACATACTTGGGACGGCGCCTTCTTGCAGACAGCTGGAAATCCTGTCGCAGAAGTGGAACTGCCATATTATAATAATCAACGGTTCCTTTACGGTAAGAAGATTGACTATACGTCGTCTTCTTCCGGCAGTCGCTGGCACGACTTTGAAACAGTTAGTGCCATTACCGCTGAAGGCGGCTGCGAAATCGAGACTTATGTCTCAACTGGAGAAGATTTTTCCCTCTTCTTCTTTACTGGTGTCCCTATATGCTTTCGCATTGGGACCCAGGATCCGAGCTTTTAGGCTAGGATTGGGAACGTTTTAATCTAATGAACTATATTAGATAATCCTATCAGTGACCGATAGGTGAGTATACGATAATACTTTGGGTCGGGGAGGCTAACTCCCTACGTACCGTGAACATGAATCACGAGGTTTATAAACCAACGTAGGGAGCCCCTGGCTCACTACTTAGGTGGAATTTTACTCGTGGTCACATATTACAGTGCGTGGATCCTAAACAACGTACAGGACAAGAGTCTTTCTCAGCCAGATAGAGACAGGTTATACAAATTCCTGTTGCTACCTCTTGTCTTTGGGTCACTTATGC